CTCACAACAACGTAGTATTTTCCATCGTTCTGCCCTTTTTGCGTAACAACTGGCTTGTTAAACTGCGCCCCTGCATAAAACGAGATTACGCAAGATGCGATAAAGAATATCAGTTTAATTTCAGTCATGGTCTGCCTCCAAAAGTTCGGGGTTTTCGTAGATGAATTGATAACCAAAAACATTATTCCTTCGTCCGCTCAAACATTCCGAGATATTCCCATTAGATTTCATGCCTAAAAAGAATTGAGCGTCTTTGATACTTTTAAAAGAGCCTACTCGTTTGCCATCCCTCAGCATAATAATTGCTTTTTGTTTTTTAGCACCGACTTCTCCATGGCTTTTTATTTTATTATCTTCCCAAAACATCCAAGTCATATTTTCGAATCGATAACCAATAAAGGGATTTGTTCTGTCAACTGACGGTTTGAATTCTTTTTTATAACCAGATTTCGACCAAATATCGAAGATGTATAGAAATTTTTCTTCGGAATATGCCCATTCCCTAAAATCATATAAAGAAAAAGGTAAACTTCCATATCCTTTTTCTACATTTCGATGTTCCATTTTATGATAAAGGTTCGCTAACATCCCTTTTGGAAGATGTCTGTATACTTCGTTTGTGTCAGAATACTTTTTCCTTGCACGCTTCTCCCAAACATCTATTTTATACTTTGGAATCATCTTGCACCTCCTTATTTTTCAAGCTTTTGGATTTCACGTTCCACTAGATCTTTACGTTTCTGTAATTCTTCTAGTTTTTGAACATCTAATGCTTTCTTAATGATTTCAAGTCGCTCGATTTCTTTTTTGAACTTGATTAGCTCTTCAACTTTCCGTGCATAATCTCTAAAATTATTTGCCCACTCATAATTATCCCAACCAAAAGCATGTAAAAATTCATTTTTTAAGTCATTGTGTTTTCTTTCCAAATCTCTATTGACCATCGCCTGAGAATACATGATATAGAATGTCATAGCTGAAATCAGCAAACAAGCTATAAACATTCCCCAAAACATTAAATCTTTCATTGTTTTACCTCACTTGTAATTCTATTACGCTCTACTCTTAATTTAAAACTAGTGCCATCACCGGAACATACTAGAGTTGTTTCTTCCTCCCATTGACTCCTAGTGTATGGGTATCTGTTTGGTCGTTTCATTCTGTTACCTCCTCTATTTCAACACCTTCGCAAGAGAAAACCCAGCCGAAGCCTGCTTCTTCTAGTTCTTTGCGGGTGTGATGTTTCCTAAGCTCTCCAAAACTACCAAGACTTCTTAACTTCCAAGTATTCGAAAGTTCCCCAAAAACTAAATACTAGCATTCTTCATTCACACCTTTCACCTTTACTAGATACCGCCTCTCCCCCTCGACCTCGCAGCCAAATTGGTGCATGTTTACCAGCGTTTGAAGCGGTTTAGTGTTTATGTCATTAAACCAATTTTTAAAATCAGATTCCTCGTTTTGATCAAACTGATATACATAGTCAAAAATATTAAATTCTAAGCTATTTTTATTTTTCTCATACCAATCCGCTACGAACTGCTGGACAACTGGTTTATTCAACTCTCGCCGAATTTTATCCGCATCTTTTAATTGTTCACCAACCCATGCTCCCTCAAACTTGCCTTGCTCGTAACCTTCACGCCATTTTGCATGACTAAAATCTTGCTCAAATTCACCCATGATGGCCTTTAGCCAAACTTCACGATCATGCAGTGGCAATTCTCGCAATCTTGCTAGTATATTCTTGACATAACGAGGCGCTTCGTCTGCGTGAACCATTTCTGGTTCGTCTAGTTGTTCAATTGATTCCAATATCCAATTTCTATTAATTGTGATTGTATCTGCGATAGGCCCCTCTGTATAAGGCAAATCCTCGATACGTTTAATCAGTTCCTGTTTACGCATTTTTCTACCTCCAATTCCTTTTCTAAAGTAGTTTTATTTGTTTTTCATAATCATTAAGTCTCTGTTGAGCAAGGTTAAAGATGCCTTTGTCAAGCTCGCAACCAACATACTCAAAACCTAACTCCTGACAAGCAATCAAGCTACTTGCTGAACCGACATGAGTATCAAGAATCTTATCTCCGTCTTTTGCGTAGTTCTGAAGTAACCAGAAATAAAGATTTATCGGTTTTTGTGTTGGATGGATTCTAACTTCATTCAAGGCCTTATTTCCTTGTTGTATATGACCTTCAGAGATTGATTTACCTTGCATCATACCATTCCACATATAGCGAAATAGTCGCGTGCTATCATGCAAACTGGAGTACGCTAACTCACAATCTGAAAAACTTGAATGTGTATTAACTTTGTCCCAAACAATACGACCAGGACCAAAAGAGTAGTTGAAGTAGTTAACACCCCAAATAATTTGATTTTTTGAAACTCTAAATAATTCATCAAAATAATCTTTCCCTGGAACTTCCCATTTAGTTGTTTTGCCATACAATCTATGGACTCCTATAGGACTGATTTTGTTCCCATAAAATTCTCTTTGTTCTGGGCCAGAAAAGTATGGTGGATCTACAATAGCTAAATCAAAATAGTTATCAGGATATTTTTTCATGACATCGATGCAATCTTCATTAAGAAATAATTTCAAGTTCTCTATGGTCATCTACTAATCGAATATTAAAAATTAATCTTTCTTTTGGTAAAAAGTCTTCAATAAACTCTCCCCACTCAATAACACTAACATTATCTTCAAAGAAAATATCTTCAAATCCTAAATCTTCATCACTATCTTCTAAACGATAAGCATCAATATGATATAATTTTCCATTAGGATATTTATATTCTTTCATTATATTAAAAGTTGGTGAATTAACTACACTTCTTACTCCTAAATATTCTGCTAAATATTTTGTAAATGTTGTTTTACCTGCGGCTAGATCACCATTTAACAAAAGTACTAATCTATCTTCTATACCTTCACTAACAATTTTCGCTAAACGTTTAGTATCTTCTAAATCTCTTATAACTATTTTTAACATTGTTAAACCTTCTAAATTTTTAATTTATTTACCATCTACTATAATACCATATTTACCAGTATATTCCAACAACTAACAGCGTAATTAGTAACGTAAAAAAACGGGAGTGACTCAAAAACGTGATTTCTTAGAAATCAATTTTGTAGAGTCACTCCCGCACAGTTTATTATATATCTAAAAAGCTTTCACAAAGCGAATTTAGATATCAATAAATCACTATTTCTATGAGTTTTCATGTAAACTATTTTTAAAATCTAGTACTTTTGCGTAAGCACTGTTATTATTACTCATTTAATCTGTTGTTAAATCAAATATTATTTTACTACTCTTACTCTTGAAGTTCTTTCAATTGGTGCAGCTTCTTGTAATTTTTCACCAAATGGCATTTGAGCACGTAGTACTAAGTTAGCTGGAATATCCCATTCTGCAGCAACTTTTTCATCAATTACTGGGTTATAGTGTTGAATGTTAGCTCCGACTCCAGCTTCTGCTAATGCATTCCAAACTGCAAATGATGCAATCCCTGTTGATTGTTCTGACCAGATTGGGAAGTTATCGGCATATGATGGGAATTGTTCTTGAAGACCTTTCACTACATCGTGATCTTCGAAGAATAAAATTGTTCCGTAAGCTGCTGCGAAACTTTCAATTTTACCTTTTGTAGCTGCTTTAGCTTCTTCATTTGGTAAGAATTTTTCTAATTCTCCAAAAGTAATATCCCAAAGTTTTTGGTGATTTTCTCCTAATAATACTACAGCGTGTGCAGTTTGTGAGTTAAAAGCACTTGGTGAATGCTTAACCGCATTATCAATAATTTCTAATGCTTCTTGTTCTGAAATTGGTAAGTTCTTACCTAACGCATATACACTTCTTCTATTTTGATATAAATTCTTATTTTTGCGGAATGTTTAGATATTTATTTTTAAGCTTTATACTTACTTTTCTCGTTTCGTGTAGTAGTGATGTTCAGCCCAAACCAAAGGGAGAGCTTCGACTAGAGTATCCAGAGGCTAAGTATATTCCATTCTCTTCGGAATGTTCGTTTTCATTTGAGCATTCAGACTTTGCAAAAATACACCAAGCAAAGCAGGCTTGCTGGTACAATGTAGTCTATCCTACAATGAGAGCCAATATTTTTGTAACCTATTTTCCTATCAAAAATGATTTTAATCTACATATCAAAGAAGTAGAAAAAATGGTCTACGAACACACCATCAGAGCTTCTGCAATAGATACTAAATCTTTTTCTTATCCAGAAAAGAGA